GTTCCGGGCTGTCGTGACAGCCGCCGACGCGCTACCGCTGCCCGTCAGGGCCGAGACGCCTGCGTGGGCACCGCTGAGGCTCGGAGTGATAGTGCCGCCGCCGGTCAGGGTGGGCGCGGCTTGTCGGCCGACTGTGGCGGTGACAGCGAGCACGCCGCCACCTGCGAGCGTTGTCGAGGTGCGCCTGTTGCCCGTGGCCGTCACCACAACGGCGCCGCCGCCCGTGGACACCTCAGCGCGGTTGCGGTTGGTCTTGGTCGAGGCCGCCGTGACGCCGCCGCCCGTGAGGGTGTTCGCCCGGTTGCGGTTGGTCGTGGCGGCAACGGCGGCAACGCCGCCGCCCGTGAGCGTGGGTGACGCCTCGGCCGCAGGCTCGTCCATGAGAACGACGCCGGTGCCGTCCTCGAGGAGGTAGCCGTCGGTGGCCGACGACTCCAAGAGGTAGCGCGCCATCAGGCCGTCCGGATGACCGTCAGGCTAGACCCGACCTCCGTCGTTGAGGCGTTCGAGCCCTCGGCCGCCCGCCAGAGCTCGAGGTTGCCCTGCACCGTGACAACGATGATGCCCTCGATGATGCAGTAGATGTTCGCGCCGGTCGCCGCCACGCCGATGGTCGTGCCCATGTCGGGCGCCGTGGTGGTGTAAGCGTTCGAGACCATCCCGTCGACGAACCCAGCTGTCTTGATGCCGATGTTGTCCATGATGTGGACGGCCGCCGTGATGGCGGTGGTGGCATCCCAGAAGCGCAGGCCGTGGGCCTTCACGGCTGCCGTGCCGGTGCTGAAGTTGATGCCGAACTGCGGCGCGTCGCTTGTCGAGGTCGCCTGTTGGATGAGCAGGTCGTACTTATAGACGTACGTCCCGGGCTCGAGCGTCATGTCCAGCCCGGTGACCTTCGTGCCGGTCGTGGACGCTACGGAGTGCTGCGAGCCCAGCCGGGCGACGCGCGGCATCCCCTTCGCCGCTTGGAGGTATGTGACCAGCGCGGTCAACGCCGCTTCCTTCGCCACGCCCGACTGGATCACGGCGAGGGAGTTGGCGTCTGCGAGGGCGGCAGCGGCCGACAGGAGGTCGATCCCGTCAAGGATCTGCTGGAGCGTCTCGCGCTTCGACGTACCGCCCTGATTGACGGCGAACTGGTCGGTGAGCGCGGGCGTCCCTACCGCGGTCAGCGCGCTGATCTTGGTGTCAGCCACGGGTTACGCGTCGTTGAGATCGAGGGTCGTCGTCGTGCCCTTCACGGTGTAGGTGCCCTGAGCGCCGAACGCCTCGTCGGTCACGTCCTTCTTCGCGTACCGGACGGTGCCCGCGGTGTTCCAGTACGAGATCCATGACACCGTCGTGCTCGCCGGAACGTCGAAGGTCACGTCGCCGTTCAGCGTCGCGATGCCACCGCTCGCCGCGTTCCACGCGGCGGCCTTGCGCGCGTAGGCCGGGGACCCGCCGGTGACCTCGTTGCTCGCGCTGTTCGCGCCGCCCGGGTCGCCCGTATGGAGGGCGATGCGGGTCGCCGCTGCCGCGATGGCATCGACGCCGACATTGCGGGCGGTGGTGTCATAGTCGTTCGCCATCTAGGAGCCCTCCACACTCGGCCCCTCTGTCGAGCCGACTACCTTCACGTCAACCTCGAGGTGCGGCGCAGAGCCGTACTCGAAACTCCGTACGCCCGTGATGTCGAAGCGCCGTCCGGCATCGGGCTCATCGCGTATCCATGCTCCCTGACCGATGTTGCGCGGCAACAGGAAGATCGTGTGGGAACTGAGCTCGGTGCCCGCCTGATGGCTCGCCGTCATCTCGCGCCCGGTGCGCGGCTGGACGAGCGGCTGGACAAGGCCGTTCACGTACTCGACGCTCGTGGTCCGGGCGGGCACACCCCACTCGTCAACGTCGTCAGGGTCAGGGATCGACGGCGTCACGATCGCCAGCGGGTGCGTGAGCAGGGCGGCGAAGCTCACAGCGGAAGCTCCGCGGCGTTGATCACGCCGGTGCGGTCGTAGCCGACGCGGCGGCCGACGACGCTGAGGGTGTAGTTCGTGTCACGCTGCGGGATGAGCACTTGCGCGAGCGCCTGCCGGGACGCCGTCACGCCCTGTGGGCGGGATGTCTGCGTCGAGCGCTGGTAGGAATACGACCCGATCGTCTCGGCTTGCATACCGCCTGCCGCCGTCGGTGCCGTCACCTCGAGACCGAGGAGCTGGTAGGCGATGGACGACAGCGTGAGGTCGTCGTTGGGCTCGTAGGTCACCTCGACGTACGGGCCGGTCCAGTACCAGCTCGCCGCGTGGTAGTCCTTGCCGATCGCACTGCCGCGGTCAAGGAGGCGGAACTGGGTCGCCGCAACGGCCACACCGTTGTCCTCGACGGTCACGGCATCGGTGTAGCGGGCGAGGTAGAGCTTGCCGTGGGTGCTGTGGCCAACGTAGAACGTCTCGGTCCGGCTGCCCGTCAGCGGGCCGCCGAGGAACCGCTCAAGCCAGCCCTCGACCTCGTCGAGGATGTCCTGCGCGACGTCATCGTCGGCAGGGAGCGCGATGCCCCGTGCCCGGGCGGCAGCGAGGTCCAGAACGCTCACGGTTCCTCCTAGTTAGGTGAGGAGCCCGGCGGTAGCAGGTCCACCGGGCTCCTTAGAACGAAGGAGGCTTACGAGCCGCTGTTCACCAGCACGGCGAACGGGAATCGGGTGCTGTTGTTCGAGTTCTGGCGGTTGATCGGGTTGGCCACCGCGAACGCGAACCGCCCGACCGCGCGCATCGCGGCCGCGTCCTGCTGCATCAGGTTGAGGACCACGTTCCCCGAGTCGTCGCTGATGACGCCCTCGGTGAAGATCTGGAACGAGAAGTCCTGCCGGATGCCGAGGATCGCTGCGTCGCGCTCGCCCGCGATGAGCTCGTAGTTGTTCACCCACGGGTCGTTGCTCACCCACGTGATGGGCTCGCCGTACAGCGTGGGCGGGCTGCCCGCTGCGATGTCCTGATAGATGGGCTCGTTGGTCGTGGCGGCCCGGAGGCGGCGCAGCCGCGAGCGGACCCGGCGCCGGGCGTAGATCGTGTCGACGTCGAAGCCGTCCTCCTCGACCTTGCCGAAGGTCAGGGCGACGTCGTCCGCGAAGTCGACCCCGGTGCCTTCGGTGACGAAGTTACCGGCGTCGAACGCCTGACGGCTGATGCCCTGCTGGTAGGTCTCAGGCCACGGGTTGTCGGCGTCGACGAGCGTTGCCGCGTCGAGCTTGCTCCCGAACGCCTCGATCAGCCGGGGCGTAACCTCGCCCCAGATGTCGAAGTCCGCGTCGTCGAGCACCGCGAGGGGGATCGGGACGATCACCGCGAGCTCGCGGACGTCGAGGAAGATGTTGCCCCACTGGATGTCGCTCGTCTGCTTGAGGGCGGTGTCATCGCCCGACGTGCTGACCCAGTAGGCAGTCGGCAGCACCGACAGGACGGGGAGCCGCTGCTGCGCCCGGGTGAGGCGCACGGTGCGGAACGTCGAGAGGGCGGCCGACGCTGTCGGGAGGCCCTGCACGATCGTCCCGGACGCCTCTTCCGGGATCAGCGACGCGGCCTCGGTCCTCGAGATCGCGCTGTTGTACGTTGCCACTAGGGTTCTCCCGCGAGTAAGGAGGGTCCCGTTACCCGGCCGTCACTCGCACTCCGGCCGGAGGGTCAGGGGTTAGCCGCCGCGCCCGGCCGCCACCCTGATGAGATGGTTCATGTCGGCGCCCGTGGCGGGGCCGCCGCGCTGACCTGCACCGTAGTCCGGGTTCCCGGCTTGACCGTTCACCAGCCTCGGCTTGGCCTTCGCGATGGCGCCGATGAGGGCGTCCATGTTCTTCGGGTTGCCCGCGTCGTCGAACTGGATGTCCGCCGGGTTCACCAGTGACGCACCGACCTCGGGGTCCCAGAAGCCCTGCTTCTGAGCCGCCGCGAACGCTGCTCGCTGGACTCGCCCTGCCCGAACCTCGGCCTCGAGCTCAGCGACCCGCCCCTCGGCGGTCGTTGCGCGCTCGGTGAGCTTCTCGGTGTCGGACTTGTCCTTGTCCTCGATCGCCTTCAGGCGTTCCCGATACCCGGCAGCGTCCTTGCGCGCTTGCGCCAGCTCGCTCCGGGCTACCGCGAGTTCGTCGGCGCCCGCCGGGGGCGTCGTGGTTCCTGCCGCCGGGGCAGAGGGTGGGGTCGTGTCGCCCGCCGGGGGCGTATCGGACGCGCCCGCCGGGGGCGTCGTCTGACCTTCAGGCATCGGTGTTCCTCATGGAGGGTGCCATCGGGCAGTCATAGTAGGCCCTCCCCAGCAAGATTCGCAAGGGACTTGACATACGGTAGTGCTTCCGCTACTGTTACAGCATGACCACATACATGAAGCGCATCTGCCGGACCTGCAAGGCCGAAGTCGAGCCGGGCACGTTGCTCACCCACGTGCGCACCGAGCACCCCGAGGCCGATCGCCCGGCTGCCGCGAAGCGCGCTCGCCCGTGCTACGCCGCGAAGTGCGTCGACTTCTACGGGCGCAGCGGCCACATCGTCGGCGTCGATGGGCCTCACGCCCACTAGGCGGCGGGCGGCTCTTCCTCGGGCTCAGGCGTAGGCGGCGGGGCGCCCGCGCCCGGCGGCTCAGCGCCGGGGGTCTCGCGGAGCTTCTTGATGCGGGCGATCTGCTGGGCGCTGTAGCCGAGCTCTTCGAGGGCGAACTCGTCGGGGATCAGACCCTTCTCCCACTGGAGCATGATCGCCTGATTGTGCGCGGCCTCGTTGCGCGTCTCGGGGTCGGCCCAGATCGTCTCGGCGTCCTGCCGGGCCTTGCTCCGCTGGTTGGCCGCGATGAGCGCCGTGCGCATCGCCTCCTCCCAGCCCTCGCCGAAATGGATCGCTTGAGCGACGACCTTCTTGACCAACGGGGCTTCTGAGCTCTTGATGCTCTCGCCGGTCGGCGGCACGGCACCCGGGTCGCCGAGGAGGTAGTGGTACGGCGTGCGGCTGATGCTCGCCATGCTCCCGATCTCCTGCTCGATGAGCTGGGTGAACGGGCTGAGCTGGGCACCCGGGAACTGCCCGAACTCCACCTCGGGGAAGCGGTCGCCGTACGCCGCGGACTCCTCGGGCGTCGGACGGCGGGTGGCATACAGGTTGGTCACGCCCGCCTTGAAGGGCTGCTTGATCTGGCCGGTGTCGGGGTCAACCTGTAGGTCGAGGTTCTTCGCCCAGCGCTGCGGCAGAGCCGCGACGTCGCTGCCGATCAGCGCGCTGAACCGCAGGAAGTTGATCGCGTTCTGGTTGCCGATGATCGGCACCATCTCGCTCCGGCCGCTGCCGTCGAGCGTCGGCCGGTTGAGCAGCGGGATGATCGGCACCACGCCCAGCACGTTCCGGATCGGGAAGTCCTCGCCCGGCGGGCGCTCGGGCACCCAGTTGCTGGCCTTGCCGTAGACGCCCTGTGGGTTCACCGACCCCGTCCGCACCGGGCTGCGGCTGCGGTACTTGTAGATCTCGTCGGGGAGGTAGAGGTAGGCCCGGAAGTAGCCGTCGTCGCCCTTCCACGCCTTGAGGGCCGCGAGCCTCTTGCGCCGGTTGCCGGGTAGCGTCTCGAGGACGACCTGCTCGGGGTCCTCGACCGTGATCAGCGGGTACCGCTCGTCCTGCCCGGGCGGCGTGATGAGGACGAACGACGCGCCCTTGGCGAGGGTGATCTCATGGGCGATCTGGCTCTCGGCGTCGAGGTTGTTCGCCTGCCAGATCTGCCACGCCGTCCGGTCGGCCTCGGTGCTCGCCCCGAACCGGAACCCTTGGACGATCAGCCGCTCCTTCTCGGCCTCGACGACCAGCGGCATGAAGTTGCTCGGGAGGTCCCGGTAGCGGGTGCCGTACGCCTCGCGGAACTTCTCGCTCGCAAACGCCAGCGGCTGCTCGCCCTCGTAGTACCGCCAGTGCGCTCGGCAATAGGTGAGCTGCGAGAGGAGCCGCTTCAACAGGCGCTCGAGCCACCAGTCGGGGCTGCCTTCGACGGGCGCGCCGCTGCGGGTGCCCTCGATCGAGGCGAGGCTGTTCGGGAGAACGATCGGCCCGCTCATCGGAGCGTCAGGCGACGGGTAGAGGTCGGGGTTCAGGTTGATCGAGGGGAGCGTCATCTCAGAACCCTACCTCTGACGGTGTCTTTGACGGCGCCGCACGCCGCCTAGCATGCCATCGCGCACGGTGGCGCGCAATGATTGCCGCGTCAGCGGCGTCGATCTTGCGGGGCGACATCTTCCCGTCCTTCACGATGACCTGCCCGTGTCGTGTGTCGTAGGCGTTCGCGTTCTTGAGGTGGCGGAGCAGGATCGGGTGCCCGTCGATCCGCGGCTCATGGCCGAGCATGGCGGTCTTCATCTCGGCGCACGCCGGGCCGAACCGGGCGTACTGGAACGTCGCGAAGCGCAGCACCTTGCCGCTACCGGTCACCCGGTCGTGCTCCTCGTCGAGCTCACGGGTACCGAACTCGGCCTCCCAGCGCTCGAGCTCGCTGCGCCAGCCCGGCGGGTCACCCGCCAGCTCGACCACGTTCCACGTCTTGAACGCCCTATGCACCGCGGCGTCAACGGCGGTACGGCTGACGGGCTGGCCGTCGGTAGGCTCCCACGCATCGACGACGAAGCCGTAGTCGGTGTCAACGGTCCAGCCTATGAGCGCCGTGCAGTCGCGGTTGTTACTGCCGTCGAAGCCGAGCACGATCTTGGTCCCCGGAGCAGGCGGCGGGGCGACCTTGTCGGGGAAGCGCCTCGCTCGCTCAATGACGTCCGCGGCGAGCCAGTCGTCGGGTGCCGCGACCCACTGGTTGAGGTGGTAACGCCTGAACTCGTGCGCCCGCCCCTCGGCGACGAGCTCCATGTAGCGGCCGAGGAGGTTCTGCATCGTGAGGAACGACCCCGCCGCGGGGTTCGCCTCGAGCACGGCGCTCCGGAGCTGCCCCGGGTCATCGAGGTCCCAGCCGCTGTCGGCCTCCCACCAGATGAACAGGAACCCGGGGTCAACCAGCTCGCCGCTCGCTACCTTGCGGCCGTAGCCGTACAGGCGCCCCAGCAGCCCGTCCATGTCGTCGCCCGCCGTGGTGATCCCGATCTGCAAGGCGCCCCGGCGCTGCACGGCGAGGTCGGGGTTGGCACTGCGCGGCGTGCGCTTCTTGAGTGAGTTCCCGAGAATCGTCCAGACCCGCTCGCGGCGCTCGCCCTCCCACTCGTGGACCTCGTCGCCGATGTGACAGGTCTCAAGGCCGCCGTCGTTGGTCCCTGCGATGGCAGCGATGCGGCGCATGACGCCGGGGATGCCGCGGAGCTGGATCTCGGTGTCGAAGGCGTCGATGAACGGGCCTAGGTCGCCTTCTAGCGCACCGGTCTTCGCTGCCCCGAAGAGCTTGTCCGCCTGCTCGTAGGACGCCGCGCTAATGACCACGTTCGGGCTGACCGGGGCGATGGGTCCAGCGAGCTCGGCGTCGCCGATGTGGGCACAGAGCTCGGTCTTTGCGTTGCCCTTCGGAACGCCGATGAGGACGCGGTTGTGGAGCAGGTCGCCCGTGGATGGATCGAACTCGTAGATGCGGTCGATAAGGTAGTTCTGGAAGTCGTCGTAGGCGATGGGCTTACCGAACTGGTCGCCCTCGCCGTGCCGTAGAACCCTCTGTATCCACCAGCGGACCAGCGGCCCGAAGGTAAGTGTTCCCTCAGGGGCGGCCGGGGACTCGTACCGCGGCGGCCGGAACGAAGAGCTCTGATGGGACGGTGCCGTCCGTCGCCGCGCCGCGGTAGAGGTCTTGGAGGCTGCGCGCTGCGTCACCCAGCGTCACTCCTAGTTCGAGCCGGGACTTCGGCGAGAGGCCGAAGCGGTCCTCGAGTGCCCGGATCAGCGGCTCGAGCTCGGCGATGTGCTTCGCGAAGTGGCTGATCCTCGTCTGCCCCATCGACCCCGTGACCTCGGGCTCCGCAAGGTACTTCTGCCAGCTCCGCTCGAGGTCATCGTACATACGAAAGAGCCGCCGCAAGGCGGGCAGGTCGGTCGGGAGCGTGACCTGCTGGGCCAGCGCGCTCGTCCAGTAGACGTCCCACGCAACGGCGGTTTCGCTGAGCAGCCCGTCAGGCGGAAGGGGACCTTCCGGCGCCCGGTCGGCGTCGTTGAAGACGACAACCTTGAGCTCGGGAGATCCCCTCCGCTGGCGACGCTCGGCTGGCTTCGCCGCACTCACGACGATCTAGGCGTCGTCGTTGCTCGTGTCGCTGTCGCGCTCGCGGGCGTCGAGCAGCGTCTCGGGATCAGCGGTCGCGTCAGGCTTCGTCGCCTTGTCGGTCGCCTTGTCGAGGTCGTCAGCGAGGTCGTCGACCTCGTCCTGCACCTTGTCCTTGGGCTCGTCACTCATTCTGGCGCTCCTTCTGCCAAAAAAGGTCGGTCACCGCACACCTTTGTGAGCGGGCGTGCCGCTTGTACGCCGACCGTCCCTTCACTTTACATATACCCCCATGCGACCACGAGTGCCGAACGACGTTGCAACGTCGCGACCGACAACGCCGGGACGACGACGACAACGACATGCACTGCACTGCCACCTAGCGACCTGTCCGACGCGTCTGCAACCCTGCAACCGCTCAGCCTCGCGATGGATGACCAAGGGGTGACGGCACCGAGGGCAGTAGCCTCCCGGGGGCAGGGGGTCGGTCATGACCCCTCCATCTCGCTCGGCCCGGGGCAGATGTGCGGGAGGCCATCAGGGGTCCTCCACCTCCCTAGCGCGTACCACACCCACACGCCGCAACCGCCACACGGCGCAGGTCCGATGTAGGTCACCTCGCCTATGGAGTCGCGTACACCTTGAGGGGTGATGGACAACGGGACGCCGAGGAGTCCTAGGCTGCCGTGTCGCCCTTGGTCTTCTGCGCGTGGTGGATACGACAGAGCCCTTGGCAGTTGGCCCATGTGTCGCTGCCTCCCTGATCGCGGGGGACCTTGTGATCGATGATCTCGGTGGGGCGATAGCAGCCCGGCCACTCACAGAGGGGATGGAGCCTCTTGTACGCGGCGCTCAGCCTACGCCATAGCCTCGAGCGCAGGCGGGTGTCGG